TGGAATTGAATTTCTCAATGCTACACTTGAAACATATACTGGTAATTGGTATGCTTTATGTGCAACTGGAATTGCCTGTACAGGAATTTCAGAAGTATTTACATATCCAGTATCATTACCATTCCATAATCTAATATATTTAGAATTATTTACCCAATCACCATATTCATTAATTTTACCATCACTAGCAATACTCTTACTTCTATCACCAATTACTCTAGCGATATAATTAGGAGAATTTGGGTCTAAATTTACATTTGAGTAAGTTTCTAATACATTTTTCTTTTTATTAGTATCATTAAAATCTCTTACAACAATAGTAAATGTACCATAATCGGTACCATTTACAGTTCCTGCAACTTTTACATTTGAAATACCAACTTTAACTTTTGTATTTGAAGAATCACCAGCTCCTAATGTGATAAATTTGAATAAATCATATTTAACATTTGAAATAATTTGTGATTGAATAATTGGTGTTTTAGCTTCTTGTGCATCAAATGTAAAATCTTGGTTATCTAACTTAGATGCTGTTACATGTGAGTTTGTATGGTCTAAAACTGCTGAACGAGATGTAAAGAATGCGTATGTGTAAACCTGTTTAACACCTTCTGCACTTCCTGAATTACTTTTTGGATTTGTACCAAATACAGCTTCTATATCATTAACTGCAGATGGGTTTAAAGATGCACTTACTTGTGCAAATTTACTACCAGATGCTAAATTAAATAAACCATCAAATGCCATACTAGCAGTAGTACTTGACATTGCATCCGTAAAAGATATTGTATTAGTATCCGTATTAAAAAGAATACCAACAGATGCCGATATACTAGATGTAGTTGTGGATGTTAATAACAATGGTGCTCTCTCGGTGTATCCACCAATACCTGCTACTCTACAAATAGTTGCAGTTCCTGCTTCTCTTAAATAAGATTGCACTGCTAAAGGAGTGTAATACGTGTCATCTACTACTCCAAACAATGTTTGAAAATCAGCTTGTGAATTTACTATTGTTGGTACTAATGGGCCTTCTTTGAAAGGGCCGATGAATGCTGCTCCGATGTCAGCTACACCTTGTTGTAAGAATGAAAGGTCGTTTTCTTTTGTAAATACGCCTGGTGATACTATCTTTTCTGCCATTTTATATGCTTTAATTTAAATTTATTAATTCTCAATATAAATATAAAATTTTCAATCAAAACAACAATTCTTATTTGTAGTTAGGAGAGAAATAATCGTATACTTGTGTTACTGCAGCTTGTGCTTGCATTGTATTATAAAACAACACAGGTCCAATTTGTCCGTTCCAGAATAATGTTCTACCAGTATTACTACCTATTGTTAAATAGTCAGTCGATGATGGTGCCGTAAATGCTGATGAAGTAAATGTACCAACCGATACACCATCTTGATATATTGTACATGTACCACTTGGTTGGAATGCTACCGATACCATATACCAAACGTTTGTTGTATTTGTAGAAGTTGCTTGAGTACTGCCCAGAGAACTACCTACAAAACCAATTCTATTTGTTGTTGTACCTGAATCAGAAGATTCTATTGATAATTTATAAAAACCTCCGTAGTCAAAAATTGGTCTAGATGCTACACCCAATGCAGCTGTTCGTCTTACCCAAACGTGAATCGTACCTGAATTAGTATTAAATTGAGTTATACCTCCATTAATATTTGATGTAATATCTTTATAAAATAAATCTCCACCATCAAAAGAATAATATCTTTCTTTTCTACTTGCACCATTATTATAAGATGGATTACTACTTGCTAATGCTAATGGTGATTGTGCACCCGGTCTAACACCTGTGCCATACCCACTCATATCTAATACATCTTCCGTTGGTGTTCCTGTTGATGGTAGTGTTGCCCCTGCAAATGATGCAGTTTTTGCAGGTTCTAAATACATTCTTAAACCAGATGATGGAATGTGAGGTTGAGTCGCTTGCCCTTTGTTATGTGATATTAAACCATTTGAAATATATACATCCGCATTTTCTACATTTACAGTTACAATTTCTACATCCGCAGTTATCAATTGAATATTAAATACAACCACTTCTGTTTCATCTTGCATTATTACTTTATCTCCAGGTAAAATTTCACCTACATTTTTGAATTTATATTTTTCAATTTCATTATCCCAAACATATAATGGGTGAGTTTCGGTTGCTTTTATTAAACCATTATTAAGAGAGAAATATCCAGATGCAAAATTGAATGTTAAATCGGAAACGGTTACATTTTGTGCATTGCCTGATATTTCCGTTTGTTGAAAAAATCTCCATTCAGTTTCACCGGAGTCGGCACCATCCAAAGTTTCATCAGGTAATCCAGTTGGAACCCAGGCTTTTATTTCATCACCAAGATTCAAATCTTCAACATTTATTTCCGTACCATTTGCTAATTGTATTTTTGTACCAAATAATAGACAGAAATCAGGTTGGTTAATTGTATTATAAACATCTACTGCGTATAAAGTTTTAGTAGTTACTGTACCATAATTAGTTGCATTAATATTATATCCATCTTGATATTTCATTGTTAAAATTGAACTAGCTTCCGAATAGTTTGCAGCTGCAACTGCTGCAGGTGTCATTGGAAATATAGTAGGGCCGGTTGTTACTGCCTTACTGCCTGTTGTAAAATTTGCATTATCAAATGAACAAGTATAATTGTTATATTGTTGTTGAACTTTAGAATAAAATAAAGAACCTGTTGAGCTAAATGAAAATTGTGCCGTTTCTTCAGTACTTTCTACTATGTAAGTATAAGTTGGAACTGTTACTGTAATACCGTCAGTTGCAAATCCTAATAATGAACCATTTACAGTATTGCCACCTAAACCACCAATTGAAACTGTTCCTGGTCTTGCTGAACCGCTTACTGCTCTATATAAATTACCTAACGATAAATTTGTTCTTGCCATAGTATAAAGTGTTATTCTCCGTTATAAATATCTAAAAGTTTATCTTTCCACACATCCTTATTAGAGAAGTGTTCTATCATCCAATTTTTAAGTTTTTCAAATTCATTTTTCTTCGTTTCCCAATCATCTTTACAAATTGTCTCGTAGGTTTCCTTAAATGTTTCCTTACTATTCGCTTTGTACTTATAATCAAGTGGAACGTGCCATTTTTCATGTAGTATTGGAAGTTTACCCCAATCCACTGCTTCAAAAATTCCAAATCCGAATGGTTCATATTCAAAACAAGAATGAGATATTCCCCAATCAAGTGCGTAGAACCTTTCTTTATATTTGTAATCAAACTTGTAAACTTTTGATTTCTCAAATTTGTATCCATATTTTTTTTTGTAATATTTGTTGAATGTTTCTGAATTGGTAGAAATGTATCCACCTAACCCATCCATATATTCAACATTTTTTCTACCTTCAACTCTTGCTGCGTATCCTAATTCTACCGATGTTGAAAGTTTGTTGTTTTGTATAAATGTATAATTATTTGGTATGTGATGTAAGTTTTCCGTTTGATATGGAAAATGATATAATCCTACCCAAATTTTATTTTTAATTTTGTTTATTAATTCCGATTCATATTCCCAATTACCATACCAATGTAAATATTCATCTTTTTCCATTTGTGCCATTAAAGACACTTTTGTAAGATTATGAAACACTATGGAATCAATCTTTTCTAAATTTTGATGAACTGCTTTCGTTGGAGTATAATGACCATGTAATATATGTATACGTCTTGCACCTTCAAAGATTTCAATAATTTTATCTTCGTTGGTTTCCCATATATGGTCTATGTCAATTGGAAATTCTTCGTAATTTAAGGGTTTTTTTCTATGGAAAATAAGAAGTGGCTTGACTTCTAAATCAGGTGCCACTTCTTTTATCCAATTAGTTACCCATATATCTGCTCCGCTATTGAACCAGGGTCCTCCTGCGGTAGTGTAATAAACATCGTACATTTATTATAAACCTTTTGAATTTTATTTAGATTTGCAATTATCGCATTTACATTCGTAATTATCTAAATCCATTCTTAATTTTTCTATTTGTGTTTGTTGTTCTTTAATACCTTCAATTAATAATGCTACTAATTTGTCGTATTTAACTGCTTTGAAACCATTTTCTCTTGTTTGAACTAATTGAGGTAATACTGCTTCAATTTCTTGTGCAATTACACCGACATCATTTCCTTCATGTCCATGTTCGGCTTTATTTTCTGCTTTCCAATCGTAAGTGTTACCACTAATTTTAGAAATCTTATCCAATGCGTTTTCTATTGGAACGATATTTTCTTTGAAACGAATATCTGAAGATGCGTATGCAACTACATCACCACCAACATACATATCACCACTCACACCCACACCACCTGTTACTTTTAAAG